ACCAACCTGGTAACAGTCACGTTGTCAGCACCGCACGGATGGACTGTTGGGCAGCAAATCCCTGTGGTTGTTTCTGGTGTTGTTCCGGCTGGATATAACGGCGCGTTTACCGCCACCGCGACCACCGCCACCGCATTTACTTACCCGCTCGCGTCCAGTCCTGGCGCTTCCACCACGATGGGAACGGTTAAGACAGTGATGGCAATCGAGCTGACGCAGATGAACACCTCGTACTGGGCTCAGGGAACGAACCGTGCCGTATACGTGCTTGAGCTTGGTAATTTGTCACAAGTTGATGCAGTGGCAGCGCTGTCCACGTTTATTGACCAGGACATTTCACTCGGTAACACCTATCAGAAATTCTTCTCGTACCTGGTGCCGCGCGAATGGGATTCTGAAACGACTTTCAAAACCCTCACCGGGCAGTACACCTCTCCGGGGTCGCTGGTTTATTTCTTTGTCACGACCACAACTGCAACGTATCAGTCCTGGGTGGCAACCAAAAATAAATCAGTGTTTGCGGGTGTGGAGGCTCCTGATCTACCGGCTACTGAGTTTTCAATGGCTAAGGCGTTTCAGTCGGCTTTGTCCAATGATCCGGGCTCATCGAATATGGTCCCGCCGATGGCGTACCGCTTTATGTACGGCGCGACTGAATATCCCGTTGAAAAAAACGGCACCCTGCTGAAAACGCTTCAGGACAATAACATCAATTACATTGGTTCCTCGGCTGAAGGTGGGCTGAGCAACAAGATGCTGGTAGCGGGCCATATGCTGGACGGACAGCCGTTTAACTACTGGTACGCGGTGGCGTGGGCGGCTATCAATCTTGAGCTCGACCTGGCGAACGAAGTCATTAATGGGTCGAACACCACAACTAACCCGCTGTATTACGACCAGAACGGTATTGATCGCCTGCAAAACCGCGCGCTCAAGACGTTGCGTAACGGCATCAGTTACGGCCTTATTCTGGGTCGCGTTATCGGCGCAAAACTCATTCAGTCTGATTTCAACACTGAATACGAAAAAGGCTCTTACGCTGGTAACGCCGTAATCAATGCGGTCCCGTTTGCAAACTACTCCAGCCTTAACCCGTCAGATTATCAGGATGGGAAATACAACGGCCTGAGTGCTGTTATCACGCCTCGTCGTGGTTTCGAATCCATCACGTTTAACCTGAACGTCACCAATTTTGTAGGGGCATAAAATGGCAAACCCATTAGTACCGCAGGGATTCCTCAACCGCGTTCGTGGCGCGGTTTCTGTCACTGATGTTCCGGCCCTGAACGTCACCGCGTCGTATCTCGGCAAAGACGGGATCAGCATGCGTCCGGACGGACCGGCCACAGACATTATTGACACGATGACTGGCACGGTTGGCAGTCAGGTTCCTTACCAGAAAGTAACTCTCACCGTTCACATGCTGCGAACTCAGGGGCTGGCAGCGAGTTACCAGCAGCGCTTTGCGACCGATACAGCGCTGGGTGAGGTGGTTGTAACCCCGGACGCCACCACGTTTGGAAACTTCACGCTCCTTAACTGCTACCTGATTAACTTCAACGAAATGCCGTTTAACGGCATGGATGCCGGATACGTGGTAACCATCAGTGGCTACCTCGTCACTAACGACAACATGTGGATTTAACCGTGAAAATCGATAAAAAACTTAATCTGGTTTGCACGGTCAGCCGTGATGACGGATCGCTGGTATACGTCCATACGTCGCCGTTTCCTTATGAGGTTGTCGAAGAGCATTGCCTGATGCTCGGCAGCCTGTTTACCAGCTTTATCGCTCAGGTTGGCGGACTCGGAGCGGCGCGCGTGGCCGCAATGATGCTTCGCAAGAAAATCAAACAGGAACAGGCTGTTACCGGACAGACCGGGCCGAATATTGTTGATGAAATCCAGCGACAAACCACTGTGATTTTTAATGATAACGGGCAATGGAAATCCTCCCCGCTAGAAACGGCGATGAAGCTGGGCATCATCTCCGCAGATGAGTTTCGTGAGGTGGAAGGCGAAATCGTTTTTTTTATGGTTTCCTCTGCCATTCAGAAACCGGAACTCATCAAACCGACGGTGGGGAGCGTGATCGGTATGTTCGGTGGTCAGTTAACCTTATCGAGCGCTACGGAGTGGCGCGATTCTTTATCGACGTCGAAAACGGATACCGATACCCCGAACCAGAATGCCCCGCAGGAAACGTCGTTTATACCCTCCTAGACTGGGCGTCAGGTGAGGGTTTCAGGCATGTCATACGGGAAATAGCTGGAGAGGAATTTGCCAGCCCATCCCAGTATCGTCAGCGCTTTATTCTCTCCGCACTAAAGGAAAGGGGCTATTTCAATGGCAGCTAAATCCATTATTGAAATCGACGTAAATGACGAAAAGTTTTTGTCGTTTATGGAAAAGTTCAATGAGTACCAGGCTGCTCTGGATGATCTCCCGGAAGCGTGGCGGGCGTCTGCACAGGGTATCAGTGACAACGCCCGTGAAACATCAAAGGCCTCTGATGAGGCTGGCGGAATGGCTAAAGCGTTTTCTGATGGCGTTGATGCGCTGAACGCGATGGTGAATAACCTCGATCGCATCAACGGCAATCTGGAGGATGCTAACAAACGCCAGGAAGACCTGAACAAAAAAACATCCGGGTCAGCAGGTATTTTTGGAAAGCTGAAAAAGGACTCGAAAGAGTTTGCAGGCCACATCAAAGATGCCACGGTTAATTTATTGTCATGGGGCGGAATTGTTGGGCTGTTTACTGGTGTGCTTGGCGCTGGTGGGTTGTTTGGCTTAAATCGCCTGGCTTCAACAGCCAGCGCTCAACGTTTTACATCTATGGGGCTGAATACCACCATAGGTGCTCTGGACTCGACCGCAATTAACTACCAGCGCGCCGTTGCAAATCCGACGGCTACGCTGGGCGCGATTCGTGACACCCAGGCTGACTTATCCCAGCGCTGGAAGTTCCAGGCGATGGGGATTAATAACGCCGACCGCTCGCCGGACCAGTTACTGCCGGAGATGATCCGTGCGGCCCGTGATATTTTCAAACAGACCGGCGGCACGTTGCAGGGCGCTAATGCCTACGGTCTGACCAGCTTCTTCAGCATCGATGATCTGAACCGCTTTAAAAATATGAGCGACGCAGAAATTGAGGCGATGGAGAAGCGAGCCAAGCGTGATGCGCAGTTATTACAGATAACTGATGAGCAGGCGCGGCAGTGGCAGGACTTCAACATTCAGCTCGACTACAGCAGCCAGAGCATTAAAAACACTTTCATCCGTGGACTTGGGCCGCTGACACCGGGACTGACGAAATTGTCCGATGCGCTGTCGGGTGCGATCGATACCGTTATGCGCTCGCCAGAGTTGGGTAAATGGATTGACGGGCTTGCTGGAGGAATTCAGCGATTTGGCAACTATCTTGCCTCTCCTGAGTTTAAAAATGATGTCGAAGATTTTATGTCCGGGCTCAAAAAGCTGGGACAAACAATCGGAAGAATCATTGACCTGGCAACCGGGAAGATAACGGCGACAGAGTTTTTTTCCGGCTCATCATCCATTCTCAGTAATGAGACGGTTAAAGACCCGAACGGCGGCCCGGATTACGTCAAAGGCAGTGAGAGTGATCCTAATGTGTGGGGATGGCTGAAGTGGGGTAAAAAGGCTTCAGGTGTAGCACCAACCCAATATGACCAGTATTTCGAAGAGGCCGCCAAAAAAGAGGGGGTTGATGCTAAATGGTTGAAAGCCGTTGCGGGTGCTGAGTCGTCATTTGATAAAAATGCCGTAAGTAAGGCGGGCGCTAAAGGATTGATGCAGGTAATGCCTTATAACTTCCTTCCCGGAGAAGACCCATTTAACGCGCGTGACAACATCATGGCCGGAGCAAGGGTTATGTCATGGGCTAAGCAACAGTCTGGTGGTGATTTAGAAGAGATGTTGCGCTGGTATAACGGTGGGAAGAACAGAGGCAGCAAAGAAAATATTGAATATCCGGGGCGTGTTTACGAGCACTATATATCTATGTATGGGAATCCAAATTCCCAGCGTGCAGATGCAAACATAACCGATCCAATGCCACGTCATGACAATAAAATTATAGAGACCGGGGCATCAGGTAAGGTCAGGGATGAATATGCAGCCATTTATGGCGCAAACAAAAAACATGATGATCCACAACAATCTCAAACATCAGAAATCGCCAGGAATACGGCGAAAACCAACCAACTCCTACAGCAGTCCATTGAAAGCAGCAGAAGCTCCGGCGGCGGTAGTGTAATTGTTTATAACAATACTGGCGGCAATGCTGTTGTATCGGGTGCACAACTCGGAGCACGGTAATAATGGGATTCACACGCGAAATGTATAAGCTGGGGTTTGAAATATCCCCGGTCATCCTTTGTGACGGCATTGCTCAGACAATACCTGGTGGCATGCTTCCGATCGTAGCCCTGACCCAAAGCGCCAGTTTTGTAACTGGCCTTTTGGGCGGTGCAATCAACCTAACCGATCTGGATAAGTATTTTTGTCACTGGAAACCAGCGCAGGGCTCGACGCTTATTGATTACGACATTGCCCGCTACCCTTTCGCTAACCAGGTTGTGGCCGCTAATGCGCTACTGGCTCAACCGTTGCGCGTTTCACTGGTTATGGAAGCGCCGGTAAACGAAAACACTGGTGCCATGACAAAGCTGGTTACCATCAGTGCGCTGCAATCCGTCCTTCAGGCCCATGCAAATCTCGGTGGAACATTCATCGTTGCCACTCCATCAGTTATCTATAACCGATGCATATTGCGCACTGTGAAGGACGTAACTGGCGGTAACGATGCGCTACCGCAGCGGACGTGGATGTGGGATTTTGAGCAACCGCTGATCACATTAACTGGTGCGGAAAAGGCAGTTAATAACTTCCTGGGTAAAATTGGCGGCGGAGATAAAGTTACTGAATCAGCATGGACCAGCACGGTCAATGCCCTGGGTAACACGTCTCTTGGCGGTTCGGTTTCAGAAGCCATTACCGGCTTGCTCGGGAAATTAGGGGTAGGGTCATGACCACGCAATACTACACATTCACAGGGAATGAGCTTAAGGGGATGGTATTCACCCCCATACTGGATGGCACGGTGTATAACTGTCAATTGAAATGGAATATCGCAGCGCAGCGCTGGTATCTGTTGATCACTGATAGTTCGGATAATACAGTGATTAACACGGCTTTGGTTGGATCAACTTTATCCGGAGGGATAAATCTAATATCCGCAGTTTTTAATTCAACCTCCATGTACTGGCGGGAAAAAAACGGAAAAATTGAGGTAACCAGTTAATGCGATACTACGATATCCAAATTTTCGATCCGTCAAAAGACGGAAAATCTGATGTGTTATTGAAACAATATAGCAGCCACAAAAATGGAGTTTATAATCCCGGCGCATTGATGATTGAGTTTGACATTCTCAGGTTTGGTGAATCAACCCCTCAAGGTGAAACGCACCTCACTATATGGGGTATTGGCCCGAAAGAGATGCAGCAAGCCAGGCAGGACCTTTTCGGTAAAAGAATAAAAATATTTCTCGGCATGAAGTCTGGTTTTCCGCTGGCGGGAAAGATTACGGCACCGGGACTAGTGCTTGATGGTACAATTAATCAGGTTTTTGGTAACTGGCAGGGCACTGATTTACGGCTCGATTTCATTATTGTTGTAGGTCCAATTGGCGAAGCTAAAGACGGTAAAACTTCACCTTTACAGCTTACATTTGACTGGCCTCTAGGTCAAAAATTGGCGGTAGCACTAACGCGTTGTATTCAGACTATTGGTGGATATAAACCAAACATAAATATTAGCGATCGATTGGTTATTAATTATGAGCGGCCAATGTTTTGTAATTCAATAGAATTGTTAGCCAGAGACCTTAAGGCATTATCAAAGTCAATTATAAAAGACACGGGTTACTCAGGGGTTGAGATGGCAATAGTCAACGGAAATGAAATACGCGTTTGGGATAATGACTATAATTACCACCCTGATAAAACATCTAAATCTAGCGCAGTTGTAAGAAATCAAAACCCCAAACAAATAGAGTTTAACGATTTGGTTGGGCAACCAACATGGATAAGGTATGAAGTCGTAAGTTTAATTTGCGTTATGCGCGCTGACATCCAAATTGGCGATCACATCCGCATGCCTCAGAAAGCCATCCCTATGATACAGGCATCATCTTATTCGCAATATCGTGATGACTCGGCATTTGCTGGTGATTTCTCTGTTAGCTCCGTTCGTTTTATCGGTAACAGCAGGCAGCCAACAGCTGAGGCATGGGTGGCAATTATTGAGGCAAGCCCTGTTCAAAAGGTTGGATAATGAGCATCGATCAAAAGCTTAATTTCGGCAGCAGCATGAATCGTTTTGCTGAAAGAAAGGTCGAAGATGCCCTGCAAAAGGCGGGAAAGGTGCTTCCGGTCAGCGTGGTCAAACAGGACGGAAACATGATCACGGTGGCCTTTGAGTTGCGCGATATCCCTTATGTGCTTCCTCAGGTCACCATCCCGCTGTTTGGTCCTCAGTACATCCGATATCCCATGCAGCCAGGCGACAAAGGCATTGTCATCCCGGCGGATACCTATCTTGGTGGGGTTAGCGGACAGGGTGGCGGTATTGCTGACCTGACGCCACCGGCAAACCTTAGCGCACTGGTATTTCTTCCAGTCAGCAATACGGAATGGGAAGGTGTCGACGGACAGGTGGTGACCATTTACGGGCCTGAGGGTGTCACCATCCGGGATGCGGGCAGCAACACAACGTTTCTTCTCACCCCTGACAGCGTAGCCATCGTCACGCCTGGCCAGTTTAAGGTTACCGTTGGATCGACCGTTTTCACGCTCACAAACGGAATGTGGAGCCTGACCGGGCAGTCAGGGAAACTGGAGGATGGAACAGCCAGTACCAGCCCGGCGATTATGCATGCGGGATGGGCTTCTCTCGTCGCATGGTGCAACAGCCATGTTCATACTAACGGGAACGGCGGTGGCAATACAGGGGCAACCACAACACCATTTAACGGGAATATCACCGAATGAGAACCTACGGCAGAAATTCAGACGGTAAGTGGACGCTGGTAGAAACGGATGAAAATGGTTTCAACGATGCAGTTTATCTGACTACGCTGGTGCAAAACCTGAAACTGGCACCGCAGGAGTCTCCGTTCTTTGCGAATAATGGCATTCCGGCCAACGGATCGGTAATTCAGCAGGTTCTACCAACGTATTACGTTAATCGTCTGCAACAGCAGTTCAGCCCCTATTTCTCATCGCTACAAATCGCGCTGGTC